CCGCATCCCTACATTCTTTGGCGCAGATGCCCCAGAGAACGTCACACCGTCATGTGTTACCGACAGGTTTGTTTCAACATCGGACAACGAATAGTCCTTCGTGGACGCAACCGTGTCAAAGGTTGTAGTTGCCTCGTAGAACGGCCAACGCTTCTCCGAATAGACAATCGCATCGTATCCTTCACGGATAAACCAGTTCATTGTCGTATCGGCAATGTCGTTCGACGTAATATCAACCACACTGCGTATGTGGGTACGCATGTCGCTTAGTTGCATAACGCGGCCCTACGCCGTGTGAAAGACGCAGGAGTCGGTATCACCAACCGGATGCCCCTTGCAGGGGTCCCCGGCTTTCGTGGTGGCAACACACACAGAAGGTGTTGCCACGGGGACATCATAGGTGGGGGTGGGGTTCACACGATGTATACGACGGTCAGGCCCGACGGCGTGACCTTCGGGTTTCAGCGTCTTATGGTTTCCCGCAGGTTCATTTGCGGGGCGCTGGCCCTTCTTGTATGCGTATGCGAAACCCCGTGCCATGATGCCTCCCGTGGCAACGAACCATCTATCAGGTAGCCCCGAACAGATAACCCTGTCGTGCACGGTTACTGCACGTCAACTGTCCGTAACAAAGCAACTGTGAGAACACAGCATCCTGATTAGTGGGACGCACGAACGGTGTCGGCTTGAACCAGACATCGCTGTGAGCCACCAGTTGTAGGTATTTGGTGTTGAGGAACATCATCTCGCCACTGGTGCAAGCCCCGTCAAAGGTGACGGGTGCGCCCTTGAACAGCAGGTTCTGGAACCCGCCATCGGCCACATCGGTATCCGTGTACCGAATCTGATCATCCAGAAGGTCCTCGTACTTCTCGTACAAAGCCTGCGTGGTGATGATGATGGTCGGCTGGTCGTTGCCAACCGAAACGTCGTTGTACAGGGTCGCCATGCCAGCGGTGGTAAGAGCACCACCTTGGTTTGTCTCAGTTGACGCCCAGAACGAGTTGCCCGCACCAGTCGGGTCAATCCCACCAAGGGAGGTATTTGGCTTTGTAACAATCAGGTCCAGACCGTTCCAGTCCTTGTTGCTGTTACCTGTGCCATCAGCCCAGAACATGGTGTTCATGTTCTCAATCACCGTTTCCTGCGTCTGGAAGATCTTGCCTTCCAGCAGGTCGATGATCGCGGCTTCGCCGTTGTTCTTGGCTTCCTCAATGCCGCTGATCGTAACCGTGGCCGCATACTGACCCCACGAATACTCAGCAGCAGAAATGCCTGTCTGAGCCGTCACGGAAATAGTGTCGGTTCCACTGTACGAACCAGCCGTACTGTTTGTCCCGTAAATAATCGGGACGACGATCTTCGCACCACCTGAAATACGCCGAATCGTCTGACCGTTCGTCAACGCATAAAACAATGGTCTTGCGCTGAAAATGTTGTCAGTCAACTTGGGGACGTAGTTCTTCAGGGTGGTAGACAGAATCTCGTCAAAACTGCTGTTACCAGCCATTATCTGTTACCTCTCTCTGTTGTCTATGAAGACAGGGAACGCTTGGCGTCCATAAACGCCTCTCGGATCGAAGAGGGCTGTCCCACCGGCGCTGACGAGGACCCCGCCTGCTTGGAACCAGAAGGCTCCACAACAGCGGCGTCCCGTTTCGCTTCGGTACGCTCCTGCTCCTGCTCCAACTTGTTGGCCTTTGTGGCAACCTCGTTGTAGCGCATATGTGTCAGCGCCGCCTCTAAGTTGCCTATCTTGTGCTTCAACGCGTGTTGGTACAGTTCAGTAGCGTCGAACTCCCCGTACGAACCCTTAAGGTGTTCTACCTGCTTCTCTACTTGTTGTCGTCGCTGCACCCGGTCCTGTTGCGCTAGGCGTGCCTCCAAGTTCGCTATCCGCTGCTCACTAGGGTCCGGCCCTTCATCCCACGGATCTAACTCCACCGTAGGTTGGGCGGCTGCCCTGTCAACACCGAAAGCATCACCCAGAGCCTCTAGTGTCCCCGCCGGATCTGCCTCCAACGACTGCACTATTGCCTCTGCCTGCTGTAACCGACTGCGTTCGGATGCCAACTCCTGCGTCTTACGGGTGTAATCCGACTGTCGCTGGTATCCGTCCCGAAGTTCGTCCAGACTGACCTGTTCCTCAGAGCCATCCACCTTCACGGTGTACTGCTCACCAACAGGTTCCTGTGGAACTTCAACTGAAGAATCCGGGTTGTCCGTCATAACGGTTCCCTCAACATCTTCTGCCATTATTCTATTGTCTCCTCGGAGTCCTAAGGGTTGCTCCTATGAATACGGGACAAGTGTCCCATTTGCTACAAGAACGGAAGGTCTACATCCATCTGTCCCTGAATCTGGGCCAGCAACTCGGGAGGAATGCCGCCACTGGGGGCGAACACACCTTCCGGTTGCGAACCGGGCGTTACGGGCATCCCCGGCGGCATCTGTGGCATACCGGGACCCGCGCCCTGACCTTGACCGGGGTCCTGACCATTCGGTGCCGGGACCTGCGGCTGCTGCTGCATCATAAACTTGTCCGGGTCCTTGATTCCAAACCCGTTGGTCAAAACATGTTTCGCCAACGCCGACGGGTCAATAACCGTACCCACCAACGGGGCCAACGCATTCAACAGGGACACAGCCTGCTGTTTGCGTATAGTGTCATTGATCGGCTGCGTGGAACCGGCCTCAACACTGAAATCGTACTCCCCCGTAACATCATCACGCGTGTACGGCACAAACAGGCTCGCCCCCCGGTTGGACACCTGCGCCATCTGCTCCCCCGTCATAAACTGTTGCATCAACTGGATGACCCGACGGGCAATCTGGCCGATACCGATTTCCACGGTCGCCAACTTGTCAGCAGCCCTAGCGTTCCCGGCATCCGCAATAATCGACGCCTCCGTAGCAGTGCGCCTGATTTCAGGCATCTGACCACGCGCATACTCCGAAACACCCGAAACCGTGTTGATGTCGGCCTCCACGATCTCCGACATGTTGTACACCTCAGGAGACAACGGGGTTTGCGGCATCGGAACCACCGTTTCCGACAACGGCTTATTCTCGTCCACCACCGGCACCAACCGGCCATCCTGATCAGACTCAAGGGCCTCACGGCCCTCAGGGCCAAACGACCGCTCATGGTACAAATACTTGCGGGCGTACCGTTTGCGTGCATTCATCATCTGCGAACGGGTCTTGTCCAACTCCTGCTGTAGAGACTCCAACGCCTCCAAATCACCCATCGGGTAGAAATAGTCGGGGATGTCGTAGTTGCGCATCATCACAAACGGTTGACCATACGCATACGGCATCGGAGTCGGATCAATCAGAAACTGGTCGCCAGACTGTGGAGTCACACACAATGTGTTAGCAGCCACATCGTAATACTCAAAGACGACGCACCGCTCCTCGTTTATCAGGTACTCTTCCTGCTCCTGCCGCGATGTCACCGAATATGTCGGGGACACCATCGAATCCGCAGACAACGACCTTCTGGCCGACGCCTTGTAACGCCCATCAGCCTTAGCCTCCTCCAACGGGCGGATAATGCGCTGAGCAATCCACTTGGCATCCTCCAAACAGGTTGCCTCAGGGTCCACAAACACGTCAAACGGGCTGATCCGCTCAACAAACGGCTGATCCTCCACAACCATCATCGCAGTCTGTGGAATGTTCGCAGCCATCTCATCATCAGTCGGCAAACCACCCGCCAACTCCGGTGCCTCCATGGCAAACTGGTCAGCCTCGTCCAAAGCCTCGTTGTACAGGTCTTCCCGCTCCGTTTCCCCCAGACGGCGCTCCTGCTCCAAAAACTTCCAACCAACCTTCACCCAACTATGGCCGAAAATCAGAAAATCCTTGACAGCGCGGCGAAACGGCTTACGGAAATCGTGGTGCTTCCACAAATGGTTGACCACAGCCTCAACGAAAGCCGCACGGTCCTGATCCTCCGGCTGGTTGGGAGTTACCACAATCTTGGGGTGGTTCACCGAAACAGACGGCGCTATCACATTGATCGTGCTAAAGGCCAGATTGACGGCAATCAAATCCTCGGAACT